ATCGAATCATTATCTGCCCATCCCATTGCGATGTCTCCTAAAAACAATGGAAATACCTCATTGATCTTATACGTGATAATTTTATCTGCTGCTTCACTATATACAGTTATCTCCATTGTAGCTGCATATTGATCTTTATAACCTACTTCATATGGTTCTGCGCCGTTAAATTTACTTGTAACACCATTGATCGATGAATCATAGTTAACAATGTACTTCATCCAATTATGGAACATCTTCAGTATCTCACCATTTCCATCTGCTAAAAAGCTGATACTAAGATCTGTAAAAGTTGCACCATACGCCATCTTTTCTGTTACACCAGTTCCATAACGACGAATGCTGTCATCTGACATTAGAGATAAACCAGGAAGTGAAGTGGATTCTGTGAACATCATAAGAGTTCTTGGCGTTAACTTCATCAATTGACTTTGTGTTGATGCGAACTCTGTAGGAAAACTAATCGACACTAAAAATAGATTTGTTCTTAAAAGTCCACTATCTCCAACAATCTGAGATCTGAATCTTGCTACATCAAATCCTTCATCTGCTCGAGGAAGTCTGTTGGTGTTTAACCCAACAAAATTACCAAGCTTGGTTGTAAAGGTATCTAAAAGTGACATGGTTATCTTCCGTAAATAATCTTGTTGCTGTCTGCAAACACATCTAGTTTATTCGCATTTGCAAATTTTTCTGTTGGTAAAAATAAAGCCATTGTCCATTTTGATGGGTCAACATAAAGAAATCTTGAAGTTACGTGATTATTCAAATAACGCTTTACGCATGGTTTAAAATACTTATATCTTGAAGAAGCATTTAATAACTCATATGAAAGTCTCAACTTTGTTGTATCATCAAAGGCTTTATTATTCGTGATATCAAAGAATGCATCCATTAATTTAGCACGAAGCATTGGGAAAATATAATGAAGATTTAATCCATAGAATCCGTCATCAGTCATCTTGAACGGGAATATCAATGGAAATCGATCATAATATGGAAGTGTCTCTTTATGCTTTGGGTCATAGAAGAACATATACATTCTTCCAATACTTGAAAATGTTAATCTTGGCACAAGTTGAGCACGCTCTTCACGCATTAGACGTGCTTGGTCAACACCACGAGTTCTTGTGGCTTCATTTCGAAACCAGTTAATAGAGTCTTTACTCGTGGTCTGAATATCAGCCGCGCTTGCTCTGTTTATTAATGTTTGAAATATTGACATTAAAACTTAATCCCTAGTTCTTTTTCAGTCATAATCATAAACTTCCATTGTCTGTCATCGCAATATTCTTTAGCAGCTTTCCACTTTGCTTGATTCACTGCCCATGTTGATACCTCTGTAATATATCTTCTAGTTGGCTTTTTATTCTTTGTCTCTTGTATTACTGGCTGTTTAACCTGTGAAGCTGGTTTAACTTCAATTAAAACTCTCTCAATAACTCCATCTGGACTTTTTTTCTTTACGTAAAAATCAGGGAAATAACGATGAACACGACCATCGATTGGAGATCTATATGGGATGATGATCTCTTCACTCGCCCACTCCAAGACGTCTGGATGACTATCAAGATGCATCATTAATTTCAATTCCCAACCACTTCTATACACGATATTAGAAGGATTCCCTCTATATTTTCCCGCGTTTTTTGGTTGAAAAGTCCCTTTATACGCCATAGATGATAATAAATAGTTAAGTTATAAACTATTTATTGTGACCAGATAGGACAATAAATACAATATTACAATAGATATTTATAGAGGCACTTAATGTCCGGATACGGCAACTTCACATCTCCACAAAATCAAACTCCTGCACAAAAAATTGAAGGTGGCTCGTTGCTTAGCCAACTACAAGGGTCATCAGATTTAAATGCTGGGATGGGCGCAGCAAGTAAACTTATGGGAACAGGGATGAGTGTTGCATCTATCTCATCAGTTTCGTCACAAGGTTTAGATAATGTTTCAGGGGCTTTAAAGGGTGATACTACTTCTCTTGTGCAGACTGCGCTTGGGCGTGCCAGCCCTGCTGATTTAATTAGTAAGAGAACATCTGATAAAGGAGCTAAAGAAAAGTTTGCTCAAGCTCATATGCCGCAACGTAAAATCACAAATAGTAGAGTTACAGGGCCGGTAAACCTTACCTATCCGCCAGACATGAGAAAGTACTACATCAACTTTGCTTTAGGTGAATACGTACGACCAAATCCGTATGAAGAGAAGAAAGCGTTCAAGCCTGATTTTCATATTGCTCTTCCAATGCCATCTAATCTTTTAGATCCAAATGGTGTAAAGCTAAAACCAACGGAACTTGGTGGTTTACTTGGAGCGGCTGCAGAGAACATCGCAGGAGTTGTTCAAAACATTGCTTCAGGTGGGTTTACAGAAAAAGGCAAAGGAGTAATGGAAGGACTGAGGAAAACCGCAAACCAAAGCGTAGGTGCTGCATATAATTTAGCATTTGAAACAGCATCAATGGTGCCTGGTCTTGACGATATTGCTGGCGTAGCTGGACAATTATTAGGAGCAGTTCCGAATCCACATGTAACTGTATTTTTTCAAGGCGTTGACCTTAGAGCGCATTCATTTACATGGAGATTTGCGCCAAAGAACGTAACTGAATCTATCACGGTGCAAACTATCATTAGAGAGTTTAAAAAGAGAATGCTTCCAAATTATAAATGGGGAGCAGCAAACGTTCTAGGCTATCCAAACATGGTTCAAATATCGCTTCAGCCGGATATGATTCAGCAACTCTATCAATTTAAGCCATGTATGATATCAGCAGTGAATGTTAATTATGCACCAAATGGTATACCTTCATTCTTTGCTGGTACAAAATATCCAACTGCGATAGAATTTCAAGTAAACTTCCAAGAACTAGAGATCTTCACAAGTCAAGATTATGGTGGAAAGAATGGTGATATTGCAAAAGATATTGGATCTGCAATATCAAATGCTGCGAAAAATATTACTGGTTCTCCAAGCGCAGGAACAGCAAAAGGTGTTGCAGACATTGAATATGATCAACTAGGAAATGCAATCAGATGAGATACTTCGCAGAATTTCCAATCATAGAATATAAGTTAAGTCCAGTTCGTAATATATTTGCGAGAGTTAAGTTTGACAAAAAAGTAGAAGAAGCTGGGACTAATTTTTATCCATATCAATTAGAGCCAGGTGATAGACCTGATGTTGTAGCATATGGTTATTATGATGATTCATTTTCAGATTGGTTAATTTATTTTACAAATAAGATCGTAGATCCTTATTATGATTATTATCTAGATCAAGAGAATTTTGATTCTCTTATATCACAAAAATACGGTGGAATTGCTAATGCACAATCACAGATCTACGGATACAGAAATAATTGGAATGAAGACGATACAGTTTTAACTATTTCGGGTTATGATGCTCTTACAAAGAATCTTAAGAAGTTTTGGAAACCTGTAGTAGGATATACTGGCTCTATCACTGGATATGAAAGAGTTCCGCATGACACATACTTGAATACAAATATGATTGTTTCATTAAGTATTGATCTAGATGGAAATACAACTTTTACTGTAGGTGAACTTGCAACTCAATATAATGGAGCAACACCTGTGGCAAATGGTGTAGTGACATTCTCAAATACAACTAACATTATAGTAAAGCATGTAACTGGAGCATTTCAAGCAAACACCAGTTACACTGTTAAAGGTAATGATTCATCTGCAAATGCGATTGCTGGAACTGTGACATTACTTAAACAAAACTATGCTAATAATGAAGCAAGTTACTATTCATCGTATAGCTATTATGATTATGAAAATGAATTAAATTCACAGAAAAGAATTATTAATTTAATTGATAATAGATATTCTTCGACGATCGAACGTCAATTTAAAGCTTTAATGAATAGATAATGGCAGATAAATCATATAATGCGGGTGATGTTGAGATCAAACTATTCGATCTTGTAAGTCTAGATGGGAAAACTCGCCAATCTATTATAACGCAGGTTGTATCATTTGATGTGTATGAATCAGTGATGCTTCCCGTTATGTATTGCGAGATCTTTATGAAAGACAGTATTAATTTGATTGAAAAGTTTCCAATTATCGGTGAAGAATTTATCGAAATAGAATTTAAGAATCCAGAATTAAACTCAGTTCAGTTCTTTAGATTTAAAGTCGCATCTGTCACAAATAAATTTACAGATGGACAAGGCAAAACATTATTCTACATGATGAAATGTGCTAGTGAAGAGATACTACAAAACTCTATAACGTATATTCAGAAGAGATATGAAGAAGGAAATCCATACACTCTCGTTTCAGATATATTGAAAACTTATCTGAAATCACCTAAAAGATTAAATGTTGATGCTACAACCGCAAGAGGTGGAGACAAGATTACAATTAGTCAATTAACTCCGCTTCAAGCTATTGATTATGTTCGTAAGAGAAGTGTGTCTAAACAATATAGATCTTCTTCATATGTTTTCTTTGAGAATCGGAATGGATTTAACTTTACAACTCTTGAACACTTAATCTCTACAGGAAAAAAAGCAATTGGAGATAAGATATTTTTCTATGACTCGTCAGTAGGTTCTACTATAGCTGGAGTTGAAGTTCGAAATATCTTAGCATATCAACAGATAGCATATAATAATGTTGCAGATCTAGTTCAAGATGGTGCACTAAACAATAGATCGATCTCTATTGATTTAAAAACAGGAACGACTAATACTGTAGAATTTGATTATTCGAAGCAAGTTGGAAATTTTGCACAAACTGATTCTGATAATGTAAGTAAAGTTAAGACGTCAAATTTCTTGAGTAAGTATGGAAACAAGGCAGGCCAATCTACAGTTAAGAGTACATTGATTGCAAAATCATCGAACAATGGTGAGACTTTTATTGAAGAATCTTCAGGATTTTTACAATCATATATTTCTCAATTAACTCAGAATATAGTTAGAGTTTTAATTTATGGTGATGCTGCAATTACAGCTGGAAACGTCATCACTTTAAAATTACCAAATGTATCTGGAGCGACTTCAAATCCAGAAAATAGTAAATTAGCAAGCGGAAATTATTTAGTAACTAAAGTTAGACATATGTTTGTAATGAGAGAAAAAGTTAATTATAAAATCGCATTAGAATGTGTGAAACCTTCGTATGGAGAAGCTGATCTATGACAACACGTGACGCAGGAGATGAGGGATTTAGATGGTTTTTTGGTTTTGTTGAAGACCTTAATGATCCTAATGAGCTTGGACAAGTGAGAGTAAGAGTGCCAAATATTCATGGTAATATGCCAACAGATAATCTTCCATGGGCAACACTCGTTAATCCAGTTACATCTGCAAGTTTATTAGAAGTTGGAGTATCTCCAATTGGATTAAAAGTTGGGTCAATGGTATTTGGATTTTTTGCTGACGGAAGAGAGTATAATATTCCAGTCATATTAGGGTCGATTAACAAGATTAATGATAATGATAAAACTAGACATGACGTATCTCGTTTAGCTCGAGGAACAAATATTGTTGTAAAAAAACAATTAGGACCTGAGCCTGAATCTGCATATAATGCAAAATATCTTCATAATAAAACAATGACAACTGAAAGTGGTCATGTTGTAGAAGTTGATGATACACCAGGACAAGAACGCATTCATGTATATCACAAATCTGGAACATATGTAGAGATTAATAAAGACGGAAGAATGGTAACCAAAATTGTTGGTGATGATTACGAAATTTCTGCTAAAAATAAAGAAGTGTTTATAAGTGGAGATATGAGAGTTACAATTAATGGGAATGTAGATATTAAAGTAAACGGCACTTATACAGTAACTTCAGGTGGAAGTATGAGATTTAACGCTCCTCGCATTGACTTTAATTAGAAAGCTAATATATGCCAGCAGTCGCAAGAAAAGATGGAAAAGATTCAGTTGCAAGTCCAGATGGTTCTGGAGATGGATGCGGCTTTCCGTCAACACAGGCAACTGATCAAGGATCTTCTAATGTTTTTATCAATGGAATCGGAGCTGTCAGACAAGGTGATGCAATGAGAACTCATTCAGGACCAGGATGCATACCTCATTCTCCAACTTTAAGCTCATTTAGCAGCTCAGTGTTTGTAAATGGAAGAGGTATTGGAAGAAAAGACGATGTGTATAGTGGACATAGAATTACATCGGGCTCTGATGATGTATTTGCTGGCGGCTAAATAAATATCTTATACAAATTACGGAGTAGCAAATGGCTGTTGTAAGCGTTGCAGATAGATTTACTCTTCGAAGAGATAATAGAATAGTCTATAGTGACTTCTTGACTAGCCTTGCGCCGCATCCTGATACAAAACAAATTGTTCTCAATAGAAACGAAGAAGCTATTATTCGTTCAATTAGAAATATCATTTTGACAGATAGATTTGAAAGACCATTTCAACCAGATTTTGGTTGTAGGTTAAAGTCATTTCTATTTGAGAATATGACTCCACAAACAGCTTTAGCGATCAAGACTGAGATTGAACAAACTATCATTGAACACGAGCCAAGAGCACGAGTAATAGACGTTGTAGTTGCTCCGATAGAAGAAAGAAATATGTATGTGGTCACTATCGTTTTCTACACAGTGAACATAGAAGAACCAATCACGTTTAAGATCGTCCTAGAAAGAGTTCGATAAATGGCAAACAGTAATATTAATTTAATTAATTTAGATTTTGATACGTTAAAGAATAATTTTAAAACGTATCTAAAATCACAAGATAAGTTCAAAGATTACGACTTTGATGGAAGTAACATGAGTGTGTTACTTGACGTCATGACGTATAACACGTATCTAAATTCATTTTATACAAACATGGTTGCCTCTGAGATGTTCTTAGATACAGCTCAGATTCGTGATAGCGTGGTGTCTCATGCAAAAGAATTAAACTATTTACCAAGATCATTTAAGTCAGCAGAAGCAGTTGTAGATGTTACAATCAACACTGGGTCACCATCTGTAACAAGTGTTGTGATTCCTAAAGGCACAACATTTAGTTCCAGAATTGGATCTAATTCTTTTTCATTTAGCACTAATAGAAATATTGTTGTAGCTGGAAGCAATGGTATATTTACAGCAGCAAATGTTTCTATCTACGAAGGTGAATATGTAAATGAATCATTTGTTGTAGACTATACGCAAACAACTCAGCGTTTTGTTATTAGTAACCCTACAGTTGATACTGATTCTATATCTGTTACAGTTTTAGAAGATAATGGCGCAACTGCATATGAGTATTCTTATGCTACTTCACTTCTTGGATTAACTTCAGAGTCAAAAGTATTCTTTGTTCAGGCAGCTGAAAATGAAAAATATGAGATTGTATTTGGTGATGGTATTGTTTCTCGTCGTCCTAAAGATGGAGCATCAGTAATTGTTGATTATCGTGTAACAAATGGTGAACTTCCAAATGGAGCGTTTAAGTTCACAACTGATGGTCCTATTGAATCATACTCTAACGTTAGAATTACAACAGTTTCTGCTGCAATCGGTGGAGCAGTAAATGAAACTGTAGAATCAATTCGTTTCAATGCGCCTCGACACTACACTACTCAAGAGCGGGCTATTACTCCAAGCGATTATGAAACTCTTTTAAAGACTAATTATCCAGAGATAAATGCTGTTTCTGCATATGGTGGAGAGGAAGAATCTCCTCCACAATATGGTCGTGTATTCTTATCTGTCGATATTAAAGATGTTGAAGGTTTGCCAACTGTAAAGGTTAATGAGTACTATAGATTCTTGAAAGACAGATCACCAGTATCAATTGAGCCAGTATTTAAAAATCCTGGTTTTACTTACATTGATGTTAAGAGTACAGTAAATTACGATATATCAAAAACTAATCTTGAGCCATCAGATATCGAAACTCTTGTAATATCTGCAATATTATCATTTAATACCGCAAATATTAATAACTTTAAAAAGACACTAAGATATTCAAGACTTCTTGATGCAATTGATGGTGCGCATCCATCTATTATTTCAAATGAAACATCTGTTAGAGCAATTAAAGTAGTTACACCAGTTACTGGAAGAGCACAAAATCTTACAGTTAAATATGATTTTCCATTATTGAACGATAAACAACAAAGAATTAACCAGACTCATAGCTCTAATGTAAAAAGAACTATCGAATCTTCTATCTTTACATTACGTGGAAGAAACGTTATTGTTGAAGATGACGGAAATGGAAAATTAGTCTTAGCTGGACTTTCAGATAATAACACATACACTATTATAAAAGACATTGGGACTGTTGATTATGGTTTAGGATTATTGTCTATTAATGATCTTACTGTTACTACATATTCTGGATTAGGTATTAAGTTTTATGCTAGACCAGCAAGTAACGATATATACTCGACTAAAAACAATATTTTAACTATAAAGATCGAAGATATTGATGTCAATGCTATTCGCACAAAATATTCTCCAGATACATTAGTATCCAGTGGACAAGCTACAGTAATTATAGACGAAATTTAAAAATAAATGAAAGATTTTGAAAAGAAAATATCCTCGCTGATTGAATCACAGTTTCCTGCTTTTTACAAAGAAGAGGGACAGAAATTTATTACCTTTGTCAAGGCCTACTATGAGTGGCTCGAGCAAGAGGATAACGCGCTGTATCATGGCCGTAGACTTCTTAATTACAGAGACATCGACGAAACTGTAGAAGATTTTATTGTTAATTTCAAAGAAAAGTATCTCAGCAATATTCAGTTTACAGTTGCTACAAATAAAAAGCTTCTTGTAAAGAAAGCACAAGATCTTTACAGAAGTAAAGGTACTCCAAGAGCTATTGACTTATTCTTTAAATTAGTATATGGAGTAGAAGCTAGAATCTATATTCCAGGACAAGATGTATTTAAAGCTTCAGACGGCAAGTATATAAAACCAATTTATTTAGAAGTGACTCGTCAAGCACGAAATATCGATTATATTGGTAAGCAGATTACAGGTGCTTCATCAGGTGCAATTGCGTTTGTTGAAAAATTAGTTAGAAGAAGAATTAAAGGCCAGTACATTGATATATTTTATGTGTCGGCTATAGATGGAAACTTTACAACAAACGAAGTTCTTTTAATTGACGAAGTTTTTGATGATGCGCCAATCATGATCGGTTCAATGACTGGATTAACTGTTGTTACAAAGGCGACAGGTTATGAAATTGGTGATATTGTTGATGTTGTAAGCAATGTTAATGGTGAATACGGGAAAGCCCGTGTAACTAGTATCTCTAATGCATCAGGTGTTGTTGAGTTTGAATTAATAGAAGGTGGTTTTGGATACACTTCATCAGCTAATGTCATCATATCAGAAAAAGTTCTAACGTTAGGCAATGTCACAACTTCTAATGCTTCATTATCTACGCCGTATAGATTATTTGAAACAGTAAGTCAGCCTATTGCCAATGTTACTTATCAACCAGTATTGGCTGTTCCAATAGTATCTAACACCGGTGCATTTACTGGTGGCGAAGTTGTTTACCAAGAAACGGGTGGATCTAATACATCTCTTGCCACTGTTATTAGTAGTAACACTTCAACTATCTTAATAAAATATGCAAACACTGGAGTTATCACATCAGGATTAACTCTAAAAGGTGCTACGTCTGGTGCAAATGCAGTCATTGGTAATTTTACTGATCCTTCAGAATCAATATCTGTTGGAGATATTTACACTAATTATTATACAAATAATGTAATTGCAGGACAAGGTATTGTTGTACAAAACTTTACAAACTCTACTCCATATATTGGCGTTTTAAAAGTAGCTATAACAAATGGCAATATCTATAATTCAACTAACACAAATTATTCAGAAACAGTTTATGTTGGAAATACGAGTGCCCCAAACACATTAAGATTTACTTTAAGCGCATATGCAAATGTGTATGCAACGGCAAATGTGATGGGAATTCCAGATAGAGTTACATTATATTTGACAAATTACGTTTCTTCTATTTCTGCAACTGAAATTATATCTCAAGGATCAACTGCAAATGGTGTAGTATCAACTGTAGAATTAGATGGCTCAAATGCTTATGTGACAGTATCTGAAACAAAGGGAGTATTCCAACTAGGATCTACGGCTACAACTGGAAATGGTTCTGGTAATGTTTCACATATTGGAATAACGCTTGGTGTTCATGATATTAATAATTCATTTACTAATGTGGGATTCCATTACATTTCTGGTGGACTGTCCAATACATATGCAAATGTAATTACAGTAAGTGAAGGAACAGGTGCAACATTCTCAATAACAGGTTTTGATAATGAAGAACAAGTAGTAGTTGGCACCGATAGAATCTCAGGATTAAATAATTCTGGCATTGCATATAATACTTTAAATATTAATGCTACATACTACGGTTTTCCTAAATTCCCATCTGGAAATGTGACAAACGGAACATTATTACAACAACTTACTTATTTCTCTGGGAATGTTGGCACAATATCATCGATCGGTAATATTAATCCCGGAGCAGATTATAACATAGACCCATTTGTTATAATCTACGATCCATATATTGCTCCATTTAATAGAAAAGATCTGCTCATAACATACAATCAAGATACTTTAGCAGATTTTATTCCAGATGAAATCATTACACAATCAATCGTTGTTCCAAACACTTCGGTCGTTGGAGTAACCGGTGTAACTGGAACATTTGCAGTTAATGAACAAGTAAGACAATCTAATTCATCAGGCCCTGTTGCAAATGGGTATATTAGTTCAATTAGTATCATTGCTGGTTCTGGAACAATTACGGTTAGAAAT